CATCTAAAAAGAATCCATATACAAAATCACCCTGAGCGATATTTGCAGATTGAAAGGATGACCTACCACCACTACCAGCAGTGACTGGATACTTTACATATGCCCATGTCAATTCATCATCAGATACTTCATTCAAATCATAGGGTTGATACCCCATAATTGCAACTCTATATCTCTCACCAAATCCACGAATACCACTGTTATTATCTACTGGACGACCTGGTATATTTTCTCTCCAGGAATCCTCACCGGCGACTTGACCAACCCACCAGACATATTCTCTACCAACGAAATGGCTTTTTACTAGTGATTGATCGATCATTAATTTGCAATCCCCGTCTTTTTACCAAATGAATCTCTTATAAGTCCTAGACTTGTAAAAGTTTCTCTTGGTGTAACTTTGTGACATACACTTCCTACCATATATATACCCCCTGATTGTGGATTTTTCCCCTTATTCACATTGGCTTCAAGTTCGGGGAAGTCACATTCTATAATATCACCAGCCCTGATTGAAAAATCACCATCAATGATTACATTAGTCTGAACTGTGAATAATTGATTATATCTCATGATTGATTGAACCAATACTTGTTCAGAATCAAAATTTTGTCTTGTAGGATCACTCTTCCAGTTATCCAATTGTTGATTACCTGTTCCCTGAGGATTTGTTCCAATGTCTTTTATATAATATAAATGACGTGATGGTTTATTAATAAATTCATCATTCACATTAATATAATTTTTACCTGCTGATGTAATACTATCACTTGCGTTTTCGATTGAAAATTCAATCTCCTTATAACACATATTGAAGTAATCAAAATACACCGTTCTATTGTTATATGCACCAATAGTTTGGTTTAAATTCATATCAATATCACTTTGAATCGAATAACTCCTAATATTACCATCATATCCAGCAACCGGTAATCCAGTATCATTCATTATAAATCTTTTGATTGGTTTTTTCGAAAATAAGTTATCAATCGATTTAAAATACAATCCGTCTCTTGTCTGAAAAAATAAAAATCCGCCAGGACCACTATTTTTTCCTGTGGAGGGTGGGATAGATCTTGATGCCAACCAAGTACAAATGTAAAATGGTTTTCTGGTATTACCCATAAAATTATAAGAATTTCCAGTTGGATCAATTTCAATTTTACCCGTTGACTTCAATACATCATTAAGTATCTCTTCTATATTACCAGATATATTCCCCTCATATCTTTTCACCACTCTTGAGTTTTCATTCAGAAAATATTCTTTTGATGCCAAATCAATTTGATAAAGTTCTTGTAAAGATGAAGGATCTGCATTTCTAACTCTACTGATATAAAGACCTTCAGGAACTACAATTTGATTTCCTTGTACATCCTCAACAACCACATCAATCTTCTCACCACCTCTTAAAGGTAATCCATCAATTGCATTGGGTACATCATTAGTTGAATTGCCAGTTTCAATGACAGTGGCACTTGCAGTAATATAATTAGACATTATATTTTCATAATATCTATAGTCCACTACACCTGCAGAAAGGTCTAGATCTTTACCATTCTTATTTGAAGAGACTTTAAAACTCTTTAAATTTCCAGGACCAGATGTGGGGTTTTGAAAGGTCATGTTGAGTATTGGTCTCTTATTACTGATGCTCTATAGTATGTATTTGCGGTGGTGAGTGCTGATTGGAAATTAGATGCATTCATACCACCACCCGAAACTACTGTTCCTCCTCCATCACCACCAGTATCGATTGCAATTGCAACAGTTCTTGTCTTGTCATATGATGCACTTCTACTCACATTTGGTTGACTTGATGTAGGTTGTACTCCTGGTGGGTTCTCGGAAGGTGGTTTACTCTGTTCCTGTTCTTGTCTTTGTATTATCATCTTATCTAAATCTTGTAAGAATTTCAAAGGATTTACGGTCCCTTCAAAACTACCAGAAGCTCCTGCTCTACCCTTTCTTATTTCATAATGGAATACACCAGTCTGTCTAGTTCCTCTTTGTAAAGGTGTGCCGGGTGCGATAATTTGCCCCTTTCTTACTAAATTTGAATCACCCTCTGCAACTCTTTCAGTATATCCAAGTTCTTTGTTATAAACATCTACAACATTACCATAACCACCACCAGCATTACCCGAATAGATTACCTCTCCACCAATTCTTGAATAGAATGTTCCATTAGGTCCGGCATCAAAATCTTGACCTGCATGTCTTCTATTTCCACCATCTCTGGGTGCCCCATATTGTTGTGCTGCACTTAAACTTCTACCACCAGTTCCGGTGGGAGGTAATGATGGTAATTTGGATTGAAGGGGTATTACTTTCGAATAACCAGGAGGTTGTTCTGAAGGAGGTGTACTTCTTCTCCTTTCTTGTGCTTTTCTAATTGAAGTTGAATACTTATCAGAACGGGTACCAAATCCATCTCTAAAACTATCCGACATTCCAGATTTCAACCAATCTACGGCATTACCCGCACCTGCATTATGTGCATATCCAAGAACTTGAAGTTTTCCCTCTTTTGTTAATTCTCTATATTCAGGACTAAGTCTCATCAAAGTTTCATGATTTGCTCTTGTATATGCAGCAAAATATCTTTCCTGCATTTCAGGATCTTCTCTAAATTTCTTCCTTGCTGCTTCAGTGTCACCCTCATAGGTTTCACCTAAAAATCTTGCTGCATCTTGACGAGCTGCTGCACCCATCTGGTATCTTCCAGAATACATGTCACCTGATCCACCTTGAATATCGTATTCTCCTCCTGACTCGATTTTTGCTACAACATCTCTGAATAAAATAAATTCAGATTGATCGAATCCAGCTTTAGATACTTGTTCTTTTGCCTTCTGATCCTGTTGTACTCCTCCAGATGCAAGCAATCCACCTGATGAAGTATCATATTGTTTACTTCCTTGTCCACCACCAGTTTTTGTATCTCCTCCTCCTGGCAATTTACTCTTTAGTTTTTGAAGTTCTGATTTAATACTTTCAAATCCAGGTATAAACTTTTCAATATCACCGATTATTTTTTTAATTTCTTCAACTGCTGCATCAACTGGAGGAGACTTCAAAATACCATCAATAATAGGCCAGGTGACATCAACTAAAAACTTTCCAGCTTCAAAGATTGGTTTGAATAAAAATTTATTTAATTTTTCAAATACACCTTCAACTTTTTTTACAAATTTTTCAATTTCTTCAACAACCTTTTCAATATTTTTAGTTAACCATACAACTATTCCACCTAACAATATGTTGGTAAAAAAGTTTTTTATGGTATCAATAAAAGGGATTTTATTAATTAAATTTTTACTTAAATTGATTGCACCACCAATTTTTTCAAACCCAAATTCTTTGAGTCTTAAACCTAACTTTCTTTTTCTTTCATTCTTTTCCTTTTCTCCCTTTACTCTCTGTTTGAGTATGCCATTGAGTGTCTTTCCAATTGCACCAAGACCTTTCTGGAAAGATAATAATGTATTATTAAGTTTTTCACTTGAAGTATTAGGTTTCTTTAAATTTGGTTTATTAACCTTTTTAAAGGATATATTAGATGATTTTACTTTAACAATGTTTGAAGACTTCTTAGGGGTTTTATCCCTTTTCTTATCCTCATCATTACTTTTTACTATGGTAAGAGCTTTTTTTTGTGCATCAACAGGTTTCTTCTTAGAAGAACCAATTAACCCTTTTGCGATAGAACTTGCTAGAATTGGTAATGCCATTATGCTATCGAGTTGTATACAGATCTAACTGATGCTATAGAAAGATTATTTGAGTCTTCGGATGAAAAACCTGTGAGTTTCTTTTGTCCTCCCTGTGAACCTGAAGTTAATGCTTGATTTTTCTCTCTCATACTTAAGGGCAAAAATGAAAGATCAGGAGTACCAGGTTTAGGTGGATCGATTGGTTTTGTCTTTTCGGGCATTGCAAATCTTGTGTTATCAACATCCAACTCAAAAGTCATATTATCTTGAGTTGGTGGTGTTGAAGGTACATTACCTGTTCCTTCATTTGACTCAGTTAATTCTGCAGGAGTAAGAGTTTTATTCTCAGTGACAGTATTTTTATTGGTAGTTGTTTTTACAGTATCTTTTTTTATATTTTTATTAAGAGATTCTACACTATTATTAGAAGAATTTTCTTCTTTTCCTTGACCAAAATACTCGGGTACTCCAGACATTTTTTCACCAATACCAGATTTTGGATATAATTCCTTACTTAAACCAGTCTGAGGTAATTTCAGTTCTGAAACAAATTCTTGTTGTAATATTTCTAATGACTTTCCGTCAATGTTTATTTGCGATTTTAAAGTTTTAATTTTTATCTGTATATCTTTTAATAATTTTTTATCCTTTGTTAATCTCTTTCTTGCAGCATTTTTCGATCTTCGATCCGATTGTGGATTTTGTAAAATTTCTGTATCTCTCTTAATATTATCCGAAAGTCTTTTCCTGTCTTGAAGTGCACTATCATATTGTGAGACAAACAATCCTGTTGCCTTTTCATCATCATTCAATAGTCTTTCTTTATCACGTTTTGAAGCTATCCTACCATATTGATCACCCAGTTTTGTTATAAAAGCACCCTCTTCAGCATATTCTTCACCGTATCTTCTTTCATAGTTTTTTACTACAAGGTCTTCAAATGGTTTTTTCAGTGCGGCAGTTATTGCAAATGGTAATGCGGCAATTAATGCTATTAAACCTAAAGGACCTGTGAGAAGACCGATTATACCTGCAAGTAATGGTTTTAGTAAAATTAAAAATCCAAGTATTTTGGCCCCAATCCCAATTCCAACAATAGCAGCAATACCAAGTAGAATCTTATCAAGATTTTTTGTAATAAAATTAGTTACATTATCAATTGTTTCTTGATTTTTTGGATCCTGAATCCAATTGACAAGTTTAAGTACTGCACCACCAAGAAGAATATTTTTAAAGAAGTCCTTTACTCTATCTAAAAATGGAATTTTTGGAGCCTTGAAATTACTTAAAGATTTTGTTACCTTTTTCTTACTATCTTCTTCGGATTTCTTTTCTTCTGAAGATTGTTGTGCCTTTTCTGCTTCCCTCTTTTCTCTTTCATCCTCCTTTTTATCTTGTCCAAGAATATCCTTCAATACACTATCAATACCCTCAAGGGTTTCATTCATATTATCTACAGATTCTGAAACCTCTTCAGTATCTTGTTTTTTATCCTTTACTTTTGAAACTTTAGTTCCAGGAAGAAGTTTTGTAGGACTTATAGAAGATTTATATACCTTATCACTCTTTTGAATTGGAGTTCCTTTCTTGACTCTCTTAAATTCATTCGAAATAATTTCTGAAACTCCAGAATCAGTCTTCTGACCCATTCTGTCTTTAATCATCCTTTCTTTCAGAAGAGTTTTATATTCATCTTCCGTAAGATCAAATGGATCTATACCCAGTACTTTTGCTGCCTCTGGATCTGCTTCAAACTTTTGAGCTTTTGTTTTTTGAATTGGTTGAGATTTCTCAATAATTCTTTTTGCAAGTTTTGATGAACTTGTTGAATCTTTTTTATCAGACCTTATATCCTTTAAAAGTTCATCAAGAGGGTCTATTTTCTTTTTTGATTTCTTTGGAGGAGTCTTTTTACTCTCCGTTTCTTCGACCATACCAATGGCCATTTCATGGAGTTCAGTGTCATTACGACCCTGAATAATTTTACTGTCGATATCACTAGTTTCTTTAGCACTTAAAGAATTATAATATTCTGAAAGTACGGCTATTTGTTTATCGGTTAATTTTGCGACAAGATCCTTCCCTAGCTTATATTCATAAGCCTTTCTCATTGTTTTGGGATCTCTAGCCATTTTGTCGTGCCTTTTGTTTTTCTTCTTCTTCTTCTAAATGTTGTTGTAATAAAGCAACATAGATATCTCTTTCAAAAGGAATCATATTTTCAATTTCAGTTAGAGAGTATTTGTGATATTGCATGAGTGCAAAATTTAATTTAAAATAACTCTCAAGATCCATATGGATCATACCTATACGAAAAAACTGGATAAACCCTCCAAAACGACACTACTCTTCACCTTTGTGACAGGATTTGTAACTTCAATGGTGTGAGACAGTTTAGGCATGGTCTCAAAAAACTTTTCAATGTCCTTAAACTGTGATGAATTCATTTGGTTCAAGAAGTCAACTACTTCTTTTTTACTCACATCATCAGTATCCCAAACTTCCTCTTCATTATAAATTTTATCAATACAGGAAGCAATGAGTTCAAAGGATTGATCAACATCAGTTTCAGAATTGATATCAAAGTTATTTGAGATAAACTGTTCAAGTGAAGGATATTTCATATCCATAAAGAGAGTATCATCAAGTTTGATAGTCTTTTGATGGTCTTCAGACTTTTCTACTTTAATATCTTCAAGGTCAATTGTAACTTTAATCTGAGTTTCTCCATCGTCAGGAGCAACAATCATAACCTCAACTTCTTCACCTACAGACCTTGCCCTAATATTCAAGAATAAAAATTCAATATCAAAAGTGGGAAGTTTTTCAACCTTTACATTTCTTGTAAGAATACAAGACTTAAGAACAGACTTAATTGCTTGAGTAATTTGTTTACTATTTTCACTTTCTAGTGCAAGTAACAATAATTTCTCTTCCTTGACAAGAAACGGTCTATACTTAACTGTTTTCTCCGTCGAAGGTAACACCAGTTCATATTCAGGTGTTGCAATTTTGGGCAAAGGCATGATTTAAAATCATTATAAGTAGAATTATTTATCTGGCATATTAACGTGATAAACGTTTTTTCACATATCTGGTATATGCCATGGATACATTATATTTAAGTATCCCACCTTCAGAATAACCAATTTCAACTGGTGAGATAGACAGTGGAAATGCACCTACAAATGTATATTCTAAACTATTACTATTAAATTCTACCTCACTATCCTTTTCAAATTTTGTTACATATACATCAGTTTTATATTTTTCTGGATAATTCATTCTGTAACTGACTGCTGGACGAAGATAATCCAGTTCATCATTAGTATCTTGACCTGCAATATAATCTATCCAACCATCAAACATCGAAATAACATCATATTTTGTGTTTACCATAAACTCAAAGTCTATAGTGTTATTAAAATCCTTTCTATATGCCATCTTTTCTGACATACCAGGAAAATCATTTGTCACATCATGTGTAAACAAATTTACACCTGGAAGAGAGGTTCTTAAACATCTAAGTTCAACATCTTCACCTGAAGAGGAATAATTAAAATTTTCCCTTTCATTAAGATACCCTATAACAGCACTAGGTGGTTGAAGTTTTACCTGATAGACAGTTGTCTGTGCAAGATTAAGAATTCGTGTCTTGAGGTCTGAAGTCCTTATTTTATTGGGGCGTGGACCAGCCATCTAAATATTTCTATGATTGTAATACTATGTATAACTGATGCCTAGGGATTCAAAGTATCATCAAGGTAGATTTCATCCACAGAATCCTCAAAAATATATGGGTGATGCCAATAATATTGTTTATAGAAGTAGTTGGGAACTTCATTTCTTGAAGTGGTGTGATCGAAATGATGCTGTATTGAAATATGCTTCTGAAGAATTTTCAATACCTTATATTAGCCCA